TCACTTTTTGATAATTTTCCCATTGTATTTGTTTTTTGGTTAAGTATCAAATATACTAATTATTTAGGTACTTCTGCGTTTCTTGGATAACCGTAAAAACTATGTGCTGCCTCTATTGGGTACACCATAAATTCTCCAAAGTCTAAATCTGGCTTTGCGTTCATTACATCTATGGCATAGCCGGGATAAAAAACTGCCGGAGTAATTATATTACCATCTGCATCATAAGTTGCTGGTATCTTTACAACCTTACCGATATAAACAACCGCTGCCGTATCTTTAGAGAATACTATTTCACTTTCGTTTTCAACTAAAACACCAATACTTAAAAGGTAGTCTTTGCCCTCTTGCTCTGTTGGAAAATTTGTCTTGTATATATTCATTATATTGTTGTTAATTCGGTTAGTTCCTCATCGCTTAAAGCCTCTTTCCAAACTGCAAGTGCTTTTGTTTTTGCGGTAAAATTATAAATTCCCGTTCCGTTTCCCGTTCCGTAATAAAAATCTAAAGTATTAAGAGCATTTAATGCTGGCACATTTCCACTTGTATCAGTTCCTATCTTAATACCATTTACCCAAAAAGAAAAATCATCTTGTTTCCACTTTAGAGCGTATTTATTAAAGTCTGTTATATCATCAAGAACAAAAAATTTAGATGCTTGATTACCTCCCGCGTCAACTACAAATCTAATCTGATTTACATTTGGAGAGGTTTGAAAACCAATTCTATTAGCTCCACTACCATCGGATAACCCAAGAACTTGAGTGCCACTTGCCTCTTGTAACTTTGCACCCTCCCAATAAATAACCCCCTCTGTTGAGTTTATACTTGCTAAACTACCTCCATTGTTGCATACGTCTTGGTTACGTGTTACTGTTGAGCCTTCCGTTGGTATGTAAGATGTTGCGTAGGGTAATTCTTCGACTTGTACAAAAGTTTGATAAGCTATTGTTCCAATAGGTACACCCGCCCAATTAGTTGTTGAGCTTGTTGAAAAATAAGTTTTTAGTGATGCGTATATAGTAGCAACAGTAGCAGTATAAGTAATTTCTGCTTTTACCCAACCATTTAATGACGTAATATTATAGCTGTCAATAGCTGCTCCCGCTGATATTACTATATTATTTACGTTATCCCAAACAATAGTAGGATTACCACTTAATGTTTGTACTTGAAAATGTATATAAGGTGCATCGTCACATTTTACATATCCTTGCTGTGTATATGTGTTTCCTATTGTTACATTTGATGGCAATCTACAATACATTTGATTGAATTGGGTTTGATTAACCTCATACTTAATAACATTTGAATTTGGGCTTAAATAAAACAAACCAACACCGCCATCTGATAAATTACCTCGTTGTCCACCCCAATAAGTGCTGTTATAGTTTTGGCTATCTGTTACTAAATTCGTACTCTGCGGTTCCCACAACCAGCTTCCACACCCACTATCTGGCACTACTTCTTGACCGAGATATTCTTTTACAGATACGTTGTCTATTGCAAACGACCCAGTACCTCCAGTTTTACATCTAAATCTAATACCAGATGTATTTACAGCTGTATGAATAATACTATAAGAGCCTACTGCTAAAGCTGAAGTATCAAACCATATATTAAAAAGAGATACACATTGTTGTACACCGCTACTCTCTGTTACATCAAAAGTAAACTTGTATTTTTTACCTATTTCACAAATATTAGTTTGATACAAATATGAGCCATCATTTTCAGTAGCGCTTGCAAATCCACCTCCAATACTCCAAGTTGTACCTTTTATCCAAGCCGTATCTGTATCAAACCCACCATTTACAACTTCCTCACTCCCTAAAGCATCTTGATAACTAAAGCCCTCGTAGTTTATACGGGGTAGGTTTGTATCTTCGGTAATTGCTATTACTGATAAATTTGTAATTGAGCCAACTAAATTTCCTTGCCCCGCATTATTGACATACAGATTTAAACTATTTGTTGTTGTTGTAATAAAAGAATAACTACCTACACCTTGAAACAAACTTGAAACACCACCATAACAATTAATTACAACACCCGCAGATGTATAATCTACAATATCAAAACTTACCTTTACTTTTGTTCCTATATTAGTTTCTAAAAATGGTATAGATTGAAACATTCTACCAGCACCAGTACTTATAGCTTTATTGTTTCCAATAGACCAATTTGCATCAAAAGTCCAATTTTGACCCACCTCTTTAACCGAGATGTTTGTAATAGAGCCTACTAAAGCAGTATCAAAAGCCCTAAACCTTATTTGTGTACCATCTGCAACAATATAAAAAGTATATGAGCCACTTGTATCAATAACCTCAAATGCGTTGGTATCTGCAAGATAAAGTATCATTCTGCCGCTTTGAATTTCAGCATCAACAGAAACTTTGTATGTTTTTCCTATTGTAGATACATCTAATTGCCTTGCAAAATAATCATAAGCATTAGCATTTATATCTAATTTATTTTCTCCAATAGATGCACCACTTGTTAATACCCAATCTTGACCGACCTCACGTACTGAAACGTTGTCAAAATTTATAGTATCTCCAACAGATACAGTTTGTTGACCTATAATAATGTCGGTAACAGTCGTGTATAAATAATATGTAAATTCTTGATAAACATCTACCTCATCAAAACTTAATCCAGTATCTGTAAAAGTACCGTTATATATTTTAATGTTTTGAGATATATTTGATGCTTTAGCCTTAAATGTTACTTTATAATATTTGTTAGCGGTTACAACATTATTTTGTCTTATCCAAGCTGCATTTAATGTGCAAGTTGTTTTAATAGTTCCATTATCCCAAGTTGATACAGAAATATAGTTTAGCCAACCATCTATGTTGTTTGTGAAATCGCCATTTGTAATCAGCTGCACCCCCTCTTGAGAAAACGAGCCGTTAGAAACCTCTTCTGCACCTTCCTCTGAAAAATCGCCATTCTGCACTAAATTACTCGATAGTATCTGTACGTTTTCAACTAGACCTTGAGCGTTTACTCTTGTAGCTGCTGAATTTCTGCTGAAATCAAAGTCACCACTTCCATCACTTGGCTTAACACATAGTGCTTCACCATTGTTATACGCAGTAGGTGTTAATATAATTGATGCTTTATCTAAAAGGTTGCTCATTATTGTATATTTTCTAATTCATCTAAAGTTGCAGTTGTACAAGTAACATTCTCATAGTATGTTGCCCTTGCTTGTAAGGTTAAAAGTAATGCTGGTACTGCACTACACCCAGCATATTCTTTGTAGACTAAACCCCAATTTACAGAGTTATCACAAACACCTCTACCCCACCAACTTTTAAAATATATTTCGTTTGCCATTACTTCTTGTTTTTTTTCTTTAAAAAGATTTTAAGCTTCTCAATGTTCTTTGCCTTTGGTTTGTAACTCATAACTTTTGGTAATATAATAAGCCGTTTGCCTTTGCGTGTAAATGATTTTCAGTATTAGTTACCCACTCTAAATTTTCAACTGTATTATCTGTTTTTATACAATTCATATGGTTTACTTGTGGTTTATTATTTTCGTTTGATAAAAATGCTTTTGCTACTAATTGGTGTACTAAATGATTTTTTTTATTTCCATTTATATTTAGTGTACATCTACAATACCCTTTTTTAGTAATCCAAAAAGGAATTAATTTTCCTTTATATGTAAACAATCTTTTTTTGTCAATGTCATTAGGGTCTGTTCTTTCTATTTTTCGTGTAATACTTCTTACCCTACCAAAGTTACTTACCTCATAATATCCATTATAATTATTTATTACTTTCCAAATTTCATTTTGCATAACGCTTTTTTTTTAAATTAAACTAATATTAGAAACAAAGATGATAAACTCAAAACCCATCCATTAAATGTAGCCTCATAACTAGGGTAAATATCATCATTCACGTTATTGGTGTACTCCGGATATGTAGCTTGGTTAAAACTCATAAAGTCTATAAAACGTCTTGAATACCATTCTGCATTTGTTCTAGCTTTTTCTACTAGAAAATCAACCTCATTCTTATCTACAGTTTGTGCATTTTCAGATGTGTGCTTATATACACCACCGTTTTTAATTTGGTAAGCAGCAAATGGAATATAGTTTGCCTGGGCATACCAGATCAACATCTCCACAATAAAATCATCAAGTATTAACTTCCATCTTGCATTAGCCGGTAAATCAATTCCGGCAACAATAGCATCAGTTAAACCGGTATACATATTTGTACCTATGATTTGTTGTATATCAATCTGTTGAGCGATTTTTATGAACTGTATGAACTTGTCCGTGTCAACGTTGCCATCAATAATCGAGTTCCTTACTAGGTCGGTTCTATTTATAAAAAGTACTGTAGCCATATCTATCGGTTTACAAATCCCTCATTGGGCATATTAATTGGTTTTGTTCCTACTAAAGGATTGTTTTTCTCCGGTCTAAAGCCTTTTCTTCTAGCTTCCGCAACACTAATTTTTGGTGCAAGTGGACTTTTAACATCTATCCTTTTATCCTTTGGAGTATACATATAAGTTTTCCTAGCCCAATAATGGTGACAAGCCCCACCCCCTTTGTAAAACCAAATCGAATAGCCTTCTTCTTGTTTTCCTTTTTCAGCCCAACCATAATTCAGTTTAGTGCTATCCATCATTTTAATATCCTCTTTACGATATATCTTTTTAGCAGCTACCATTTTCTTGCAGAAATCTCTTGTAACATTTTCATCATCATCATTAAACGTATCTCTTAATGGTGCATATTGATACCTTACTTTAAATTTCATCCCCTCAAAATCTTCATCTTGTTTTGATTTTGAATTTGGTCTTGCAGTTCCGGTAGATACAAAATTCCAGATCTTTGATAATAAGCTTTTATCTTTTTTGTTTAATTCATCAATTTGATAATCCAATGCTTCTTCATCCTCATAATCAACTTTCCTTTCATCAATTAAAGTCCATTCACTTAAATCTTCATCTTCACCAAATTCTTCTAGTTCAGTTTTTAATGGTACGCAATTAGGCACTTCTTTGCCATCTTTCATCTTTGTACCTATCTGCTCATAACCATCCCAACACGGTGCTTTAAGTTCTTCGTGATTTACACAAGGCATATAGTATGTTACACCCTCAACCTCGTGTTCGTGGTAACCACCGCAACCCATTTCATCAGCTACCTTTTCAGCTTCTTCTTTAGTCTTGTATGCTTCTTTTCCATCAATCTTTTTAAGATTTAATTTCTCCATCTCAACACCTGTTTCTTCTTCAATAGTTTCCTTGTCTTGTATATCACTATCTACTTCAGTAAATTCTAGTGGCTGTAAGGTCGTAAAGTATAGGTTTAAGCTAATATCATTGTAAGCAAGTATATTATCAAAGCTATCAATTAAAAGTTCCTGGAATGGTCTAATAACAGTATTGTCCATTAAAAGGCTAGCGGTCTTTATTTCTTCGGCATTGTTACCCAAACCAGATCCATCCTTTATTCCTAAAAGCATAGGGCTGACAATCCGGTGAGCCACCATTATTTTTTGAGTACTCTCGGCTGATAAAAATTGGTATTGGTTATGTGCATCACTTAATTGAACCGGAGTTATTTCTGCTTGACTTTCTTTATTGTCGTTAAAAGCCAAAATGAATTTGCCCGCATTACTAGTGCCGGAAAATTTCTGCGCTATCTTCGTTTCTATTAATTGTCTTTCTTGTTGGTTAGGAGTTCCATTGTTAAAGTTAATTAGCATTGATGGGCTTAAACCATTCATTATGTTGTTGAGGTGGTAATTTGAAACCTCTTCTTCCAACTCTGCGTACTGTAAACCACCTTGGTAATCTACCGGTGAGTAATAATAGAAACCACTCTTGTATGGTTTAATGTAATATATTTCAATTCTTTCTTTACTCATTCCAAAAGCCGGAATTCTTAAAGGTTTGTCTGTTCTTTTAATATTTGCCCAATCATTAAAATAATAATAAGCCGGAACGTTTCCATCTTCATCACATTTTTCTGCTCTCAATGTTTCAATAGGCATATGCTCTAACTGAACAATCTTGCTTCTATCCTTGTTGTATATGATCTGGATAGCACATTGCCCCATTAACTTTAAATCGTAACAAGCTCTACGTACAACATCTTTTTTAAACAAAGAAACCATCTGTGCATACTCATTTGGTTTTCTGTTGCTATCTGTAGCATTTAAACCTTTTCCATAAATAGCTTGTGAAATACCATTTATAGCTGCATTGTTTGTAGGTGAACCATTATACCTATCTATAAGGAATTGAAAATAGTTGTTATCTGCACCGTACTCAATCCAGTCAGCACCATTAACTTCTTTTACTTCCGGACTTGTATAAGTACTTAAATTTACAAAGCCAAACTCCGATACTTTTGTTTTGCTAAATTGTCCTTTTTCGTTTCTTTTTCTCATATTACAATATAGTCATTATTGAAACCATCGTATTCTGTATATTGGTCTTTATTTACTTTATAGAAATAATT